TGTGCCATCGTCCCCATCAAAGACCAAGTCATGTCGCTTACGTCTTGCTCCATGCCTTCCCAGTGCTTAACACGCAAGCGTTGAATTCTTGGCGGGGAAATGATTTCTGTGACAGAATAGTCAGCACGTCCCTTGCTATATGCGCTCTTGGTTGCAAGGTCTACAAAGGGTTGCGGTAACCCGAATTTATTGGTGATCTTCATTAAGCCTCCGTATATGGAAAACAAATAATAGCAAAAGAAAATAAACCATGCAAGCACTTTCATTAATTATTTTTGGTGAGCCTGCATCAAAAAGCAACAGTCGTAGGTTAGTACGGTTTGGCTCTATGTCACGGCTGATAAAGTCTGCGAAAGCTTTGTCTTATGCTGATGCGTTTAAACAGCAAGTTGCTTCGCTGGGATACGAACCGTTCACAGAAGATGTGGCGGTCACCATGACGATTCACTATGCGTCACGCAGACCTGACCTAGACGAGAGTCTGATCCTTGATCTACTGCAGGGGGTCACTTACCTGAACGACCGACAGGTAAAAGAGAAGCACATCTACTGGGGGTTGGATAAAGAGAACCCTCGATGCGAAATAACGGTCACCCAAAAATAAAGGCAGATGCCGAGGGGGACACCTGCCTTTACCGACCCTGAACAGATCTATTTCACGGAGGCTTAATCACGAGAAAGTATTGCAATGATACACCAACGAAATACAGGATCAATACTTATGTTTGTGACTCTGTGTGGCTATTGTTTGTTTACGAACGTTCGTATATAATTGTTGTGATAATTTAGCGGTGTGGGGGATACGAGGGTTAGCTCCTTGTACGGCATGGAAACATAGGTACCTTGGCAGGCACCTGCACTCTTCGCCAATCTTTAATTTGAACACTGCTTTATGTGACCCCCACACCAAGACGCATGAGGATTGAAGCGTGTACAAGCTGTCGGATACGTTCCGTCTTTAAGTACAGTCCTCAGTCGTGTTGGTGTTGCATTGATTTAAAAAGTAGTGCAAAATAAGTACATCCCTTGGTCGGGGTGATTAAAATATAGCAAGGCTTCACATGTTCACCAGTAGGTTGCTATGCCTACCCGACCAGACCTTTTTTATTAAAGGTTGGTGAACAGGTGAAGCCTTTTTTTTTAAGGTTTGCAGATGCACTACTATCAATTCAATATCGGTGACTACGCTAGTCACACACGGTATCTGACCCCGATGCAAGACTTGGCATACAGGCGTTTGCTCGACCTGTATTACCTCCAAGAAAAGCCCATCCCAAAAGAGAATCCCGCATCAATAATCGGGTTGATCGACTGTTCAACGGACGTTGAACGGGTGCTTAACGAATACTTTTTACCGACCGAAAAAGGGTGGGTAAATAAGCGAGCAGACGAGGCGATTCGCGAGTTTCATGGAAAGAAGAAAACTGCAAGTTTGGCAGGAAAGAAAAGTGCAGAGGCTCGCAAAGCCAATAAAGATGCGGCTTCCGAACGACCGTTGAACAACAGTACGAAGGTCGTTCAACCAACCATAAAACATAAACCAATAACCAATAACCATAAACCAATAAATACTACCCCGCCTGAAGGCGTATCACAGTCTGTTTGGGATGACTTTGTTCTGCAACGAAAAGAAAAGAAAGCATCCATTACCGACACTGCAATCCAAGGTATTGAACGCGAGGCAAAGAAAGCAAACATGACTTTGAACGATGCGCTACAGGAAATTTGTGCAAGAGGTTGGGTTGGGTTCAAGGCTAAGTGGGTACTTGATCAACAGCAAACCATACCTACTGACTTTTGGAAGGACAGGTAATGCAAGGCTACAACGATATTTTGACAGCGGCAAAGAAGGGTGATCGTTTAAACAAGGTGTTCTTTTACATCGACGCCATGCCATACCGAATCAGGAAGGGCGAGGTCATGAAGAAGTTTCCAGTTAACGTCATGTTTGTTGACTCAACTGATGACCCTGCCAAACTATCTTTTAATGCCTTGCGTAATCTTCAAGTGCATATCGTAGGCGCAAACAGCGAGCGCGTCCGAGCCTATGCCGAGCGGGTCTTGACGTTTAAACCGTCTGTGCTTTGCTGGGACGACGGCTGCGAAATGGAAATCATAAGGTGTAAACAATGAAAGACTACGAAAGCTTAGCTCTTCAAATTATCAACGGCGATAGCATCATCCCCTACACAGTGGACGATGAGGTTCAAGCCAAGGTATACGATGGCAGTACGTTCAGGGACGAGCTTATCGAAAGCTTTAAAAGCCCCGACCAAATCACGGGTGCGAAACTTCCTTGGGGATCAACGCATTTCAATATCCGATTCCGGACAGGCGAAACAACCATCTGGGCAGGCATCAACGGTCATGGCAAGTCGCAACTGCTTGGTATGGTGAGCCTTGGATGGATTGCGCAGGGTGAGGGAGTGCTGAACATCTCCCTTGAGATGAAGCCCTTGGCTACCTTGAAACGCATGGCGGTGCAGGCTTGCATGAACGATCAGCCTACCGACATGATCCTGAACAAGTTCATGGACTTCATGCTGTGCGCGGGCTATGTGTTCAACCATCAGGGCAATATCGAGACGAGGATAATCTACGGTGCGATCCGCTATGCCGCATCCAAGGGACTCAAGCACGTGATCATTGACTCGCTCATGAAGTGCGTCAAGGGAGTGGATGATTACAACGCCCAGAAGGATTTTGTTAACCAAATCACCCAACTTGCCCAACAATACAACGTCCATGTTCACCTTGTGCATCACATCCGCAAGCAAGAAAACGAGCAGAAGATACCCAACAAGTTCGACCTCGCGGGATCGGGGGCGATGACCGACCTTGCCGACCAAGTGATCATTGTCTATCGCAATAAACACAAGGAGCGTACCGTAGAGAAGAATCCCGAGGACAAGGATGCGCAGTCAATGCCCGATGCCATCCTATCTGTGGACAAGAACCGCCACGGGGAATGGGAAGGGCGCGTACCCCTGTGGTACAACCCAAGCTGTAAACAGTATCTATCCGACAGCAGGGCTAGACCACTGGATCTGATGGACAGTGGAACTTACGTGTTTAAACGTTAAAATGAGGCTTGAAATGAAACTTGGAAGCAGTAGGAATCAGTGCGGTGCGTGTCGGGAATACTTCAACTCGAACGGGATGTTTAAGAAGCACCGAACCGGCGTCTTCGGTGTAGACAGACGCTGTTTAAACGAGCAGGAAATGCTGGACAAGAAGATGCTTAAAAATTCTGCAGGGTTTTGGATTGGTAGCATCATGGATAAATCTTTAATCGAGAAACGAAATGCCATACGTGAACAAGAAGAGACCGTATAAAAAAGAATACGCTCAGCAACAAGAGCGTGGCGAACAACCCCTGCGTAACGCCCGAGAACGAGCGCGTTATGCAATGGATGCCAAGGGTATCGACCGCACAGGGAAGGACATTGACCACGTAACGCCCCTATCCAAAGGTGGCACGAACGCCAAGTCCAATCTCAAGCTGAAGACCCCAAGTGCTAACCGTTCGTTTAGCCGCAACAGCGACCATACGGTCAAGACAAACAAACCTAAAAAATAAATGGATATTCTTTCGCCGAGGGGGCAAACCACGTTGCCTGACGAACAGAGGGCAAAGGAGATATTCCTAATCTCCTACCCGAAGTACAGGTACATTGAGACCCCGAAGGATCGCCCTGCGGACGTTGATGCGTTTCTTGTTTTGGATGATTGCATCAAGGCGATAGTGGAAACCAAGTGCAGGTACGACTGTGACCTTATGAAGTTTAAACAGTCATACAGCAATGAATGGTTGGTGACGTTCGACAAGCTTGAGCGGGCAAGGTCAATCGCTAAGTCGTTGTGCGTCAAAGTCGTTGGGTTCTTATACATCAAGCAGTCCGATGTTCTGTTGGTGCAAGAGCTTGTCGATGCCAATGGTTTGTACGTGCCGTCTATCCGGATTGATTCCACAACAACCCAAGCAACAATAAACGGTGGAACAGCCACACGAACGAACGCCTACATAAACATGGACGCCAGCGTACTGCTCAGCGTTTAAACGCTGTAGCAGGAATAGCAAGAATAGCAAGTCGCCCGAAAGCCTTTAAATACGGGGACTTTTTCAAAGACATGGCGTATCTATTGGGCTGCAAGGCAAATGTATTACTTCAAGCATTCAAGTATCAAATATACTTTAGTTGCCCGTTTAAACGCTTTAGATTAGAAACACAGGGTGGTTCTTTAGGTTTTTTAGGCACTCGCCGTACGGATTTTAAGGCAGGGGCATCAGCCCGTTTAAACGCTGTATTACTTATTGCCGATTTTTTTGCTTGACGAGAGAGAACTGGTCAGGTTTCTTTAGGCGAAA